CACCGCCGAGCGCGACGAGGCGCGGCGGGAAATCTGTATGAATGCAACAGCCGAACCTTACCGCCAGATGTGCGGGAGCGGAATACTGCTCCCCCAAGACGAGGCAAATCGGCGGGGATGGGACTGCTATAAGGAGGACTGCAAGTGAGCAAGAACTACGAACCGACCTACGAAGGTCAACTTGACAAGTGCCAAGACGAACGACACGCACTCCAAATGCAACTTGAGGAATACATAGAAGCCTTTGAGTTTGCCCATAAGGAGTTTCACGAAGCATTGGACGATCTTGCAAAAATGAAAGCAGAGCGCGACGAGGCGCGAAGAGAAGTATGTTTTGTAATCTCTGAGTACGATTTAGAAAACGACATTTCTACATCACCTGAGAGTATTGCTATAGAATATGAATGGGATTGTTTTAAGGATATGCAAAATGAGTGATGATCCTCTGTCCCGCTGTGCTCAGGAAAATGAATTCCTACAAGCACAGATAATGGTTCTTGAGCAGCGTATTGGAAATGTTTCAATGCTTCTTGCCGATTGGGATGGTTACTATAATCCCCAAACTAAGCGCGGCAATGCAGAAGAACTGGCTAAACTAATTGAAGAAGCATACACAGTGCTTCAGGGTAGGAGTTGGCGTGATCAAAAAGATTAACAGTCGTTACGGTGAACCAAGATATATCACCGATCATGGTGGTGGTTGGTTTACAATTGAAGGTAAATCAAAGTTCTACCGTGGTGGTGGACATCCAAACCTAGAGTATCTAGACTTTGAGGGTGGTCCATTTCTACAGGTAGATTCTGAATCTGAATGGGGTATTATCCGTGAACTGATCTCGGAACCAGCAGAGTCAGGTTTTTTCAAAGTACGTTTTAGAACAGGAGATTAAGTATGGAAGATTTCAATCTAATCATTTCAGTTGCAAGTTTCTTAGGTGTTTGTGCATTCATTGCTATGGCTTGGAACCACAGTAAGTTAATTAAACAAATGCAGAATGACATCTTTAATAACTATGATGCACTAGAGAAGCGGCTATACGATATTGATTACAAGTATAGTTCTCAAATTCGTGATGTACGAATTGGTTGTGATAATACAGCACAATGGCGTAATGAACTAATGAAGAAGAAGTACGACGATCTTTGTAATTCATATAGCAATCTAGACAATCGTGTATGCGATCTGACTAGCACTATGTGGAACATTGATGGTAAGATGCAAACCCTAGATCCATACATCAAGCGTATTCATCTTAAGCATCTAATTAAGACCAGCGGTTCAATCAATAAGGATGCTGTTAAGCAACTAAAGGAAATTGAGAATGAACTCAAATGAACTCATTAGACTTTTGGAAAACGCGATTGACACTTCGTCCAGTAGTGAATACCACTCTGGGTTTACGGCCAAAGAACTACACCGTAAGTGTCTCGTTTACATTCGACTACTGGATCAAGAGAATACCACGCTAAGGGAAATGCTTGAAAACTGCAAGGATACCAAGACATTCTATCTTGGCTGGGGTAAGGGAAAGGACGAGTAAGCATGCATATGGCTGAAGAGGCAGATTACTGGAACAACTATTTCAAGACTCATTACAAGTGAGTCTATTGGCTTCGTGGCGGAATCGGCATACGCAGCGGACTTAAAATCCGTAGCCGCAAGGCGTGGGGGTTCAAGTCCCCCCGAAGCTATTCGGGAATGGTGTAATGGTAGCACCAGAGATTTTGGTCCTCTTTGTCTTGGTTCGAATCCAAGTTCCCGAGTACGCCCTTATAGCTCAGCTGGTAGAGCAACCGACTTTTAATCGGTTGGTCGCAGGTTCGATCCCTGCTGGGGGCATTGTTTAAATCCTTCATTCAAGTTCTAGTATAGGAAGAATATGGAAACAGAATCTAAAGTAGTATCGCGTAAACGCTGCCCCAAGTGTGCAGCACAAGGTAACGACACATCAGGAAACAACCTAGCCGTCTACGATGACGGACATAGCTACTGCTATGCTTGTGAATTTTATGTAAGAGGTAACAAACCAATGGAAACAATCGTAGAGGAAACACCAGTATATGCCACAGAGAAGTTTCGTAGTGGTGAGATCCAGGCTCTACCACACCGACGAATTAACGAAAAGACTGCTAGACAGTATGGATACCAGACAACAACTACTGGAGCAGAGGTTGAGAATTTCTTCCGTTCGGATGGTACATTACAAGCTCAGCACATCCGGTATGATGGAAAGAAGTTCGCATGGATCGGAGACACATCGAACCTCCAGTTCTTTGGTCAATCGCTGTTTCCTAGTGGTGGCAAGAGGATTCTCATTACTGAGGGAGCCATTGATTGCCTTACAATGGCACAGCTCTTTGATAACAAGTATCCAGTTGTCTCCATTCCTAATGGAGTCAATTCAGCTGTAAAAGCTGTAAAGGAAAACTATGATTATATTTCATCCTTTGAAACAATTGTAATTTGTTTTGATATGGATGATCCTGGTCAAAAGGCAGCTAGAGAAGTAGCTGAGATTCTTCCTCCTGGTAAGGTTAAGATTATGACCCTACCCCGAAAAGATCCAAATGAGATGTTGATTAATGCCGAATCAGCCCAACTACTACAAGCATATTGGAACTCTAAGACATTCAGTCCCGACTCTATCCTACATGTGTCTCAGGTTGTGTCTGATAATGAAAACTCAAGCGTACAGGTTTATGAATATCCGTGGGATTCACTAACAACTTTTATGATTGGTCAAGATTCTGGTCGTCTAAATCTATGGACATCAGCAACAGGTCATGGTAAATCAACAATTATCCGTGAACTAGTAGTAGATCATCTCAATCATGGTCGTGCAGTTGGTGCTGTGTTTCTTGAAGAATCACCAGAACAGACTGTTGATGATCTTATTTCTCTTCGTATTGGCAAGCCAGTTCGGAAGATTATGTCTCAACGACAACTTAATGAACTTCGTAAATCAAATAATAAATCTATTGTAGATATGGTAGAGGATAATCTAACTGATGAAGAATATTCAGAAGCTAAAGCGTATATTTCCAGCAAGCCTTTGTACCTTTATGACCACATTGGCAACGCTAACATTTCTAATATCATCAATCGTCTTGAGTATATGGCTGTTGGTCTTGATTGTAAAGTCATTTTCCTTGATCATATTACTCTGCTTGGTAATATGCTCCTATCTTCTGGTAGTGATTTTGGAAATGATGAACGGCTAGTTCTTGATTCAGTAATGAAGAAGCTACGAGAACTTGTAGAAAGAACTAAAGTAACTTTGCATGTAATTGCTCACATCAAGAAGACAGATAAGAATGTTGATGAAGGTGATCGAATTAATCTTAATGATCTTCGTGGTTCAGGTTCACTTGCCCAGATTGCCGACAATGTATTTGCACTAGAGCGCAATGCTCAACACCCAGATCCAGCAACTTCTAATACTACCAATGTACGAGTCCTCAAGAATCGTAAGGGAGGTCGTAGAGGTATTGCTACTGCATTGTTCTACAACGATCAGACATCCAAGCTTATGGATGTACCGTTTGTAATTACCCCAGAAGGAGAGGTGCTTTATAGATACGATTCAATTAGCGTTTGATATTGAGGCTAATGGCCTTAATGAAGTTGTTGCTGGTAAGAAGGATACCTATCTTACCGAAGCAACTAAAATCTGGTGTATGTCTGTTGTTAATATTAACACCAAAGAAAAGTTCCTCTTTGAACAAGACAACATGAAAGAAGGTATTCAAATGTTAAGAGATGCTGACCTAATCATAGGTCACAATATCTATTCATTTGATATTCCTCTTATTGAACGATTATACGGATCTCTTGATAAGAAACCATGGGATCAAGTAATTGATACACTAATTCTTTCCAGACTAATGTATGGAGATAATCCACCAACTAGGGATCAATCCCATTCTCTAATGGCATGGGGTGAACATCTTGGTGAATCAAAGATTGATTATCAAGGTGGTTGGGATAACTATACAGATGAAATGGGTAAGTACTGTATTCAAGATTCTGTAGTAACTGCTAAGATATGGGATCACTTTAGTCAACAAAACTACCTTGTAATGTACAATCGTGCTGCAAGGATGGAACACGTTGTTGCTGATATGATCAAGCGTCAAGTTGAGGCTGGTTTTGGTTTTGATCTAGATAAGGCGGAACGCCTAGAAATGGAATTACTAATTGAGAAATCCCAAATCGAAGATGAGATGCGAAGAATCTTTCCAGACAAAATCATTGTTAGACATTCTGAGAAAACAGGAAAGAGACTCAAGGATAAAGTCGAAGTATTCAATCCAGGTTCTCGACAGCAAATTGCCGAAAGACTACAGGAAAAGTATGGATGGGAGTTCCCAACCACTGATAAGGGAAATCCCAAAGTGGACCATGAAGTTTTATCTAAGCTAGATTATCCAGAATCCAAGACACTATGTCGTTACTTTGATCTTATTAAACTAATGAGTCAAGTATCTGATTGGGTTAGTCGTGCTCGCAAGAGTAGGGATGGGCGTATACACGCCTATATCAATACTCTTGGTGCTGTAACTGGTCGTATGTCTAGTAAAGAACCAAACATTCAACAAGTCCATTCTGATTCTAGAGCACGGGCCTTGTTCATTCCTCAGGATGGATGGACATTGGTTGGCTCTGATCTCAAAGGTCTAGAGTTAAGAATGCTTGCTCATTATCTCTATCCACATGACGGAGGCGCATATGCCAAGGAAGTATGTGAAGGAGATATCCATACCCACAATCAAAAGGCTATGGAACTAGATTCAAGAAACACCGCTAAGACTGCAATCTATTGCTTCCTCTATGGCGGTGGTGATGAAAAGTTCAGTAAGACTATTGGTTGTTCTGTCTACAAGGCTAAGCAAACAAAGAACAAACTGCTCAGTAATATTCCTGGACTTAAGAAGTTGATTGAGAACTGTAGATTCGATACACTAGATAAGGGTTATGTCAAGCCATTCAATTGGCGACCTGTCTATGTTCGTAAAGAACACGCAGCACTCAATACCTTGCTTCAATCCTCTGGTGCTCATATTGCTAAGGCTTGGGCTTGTGTAGCAGATCAACGCTTACGCTTAGAGATTGGTCAAGAAAGGTTTAACTGGGTTGCATCTGTACATGACGAATTACAAATCGAATGTCATCCAGATGTAGCACATAAAGTTGGTAATATCCTCTGCGAATCTGCAACAACAGCTGGTGATTTATTGCGTTGTAATTGTAAGATTGAAGCAGAATACAAAGTAGGTTCTAACTGGTCGGAGACACACTAATGCCTAGAGATTATAAAGACGAATATAAAAAGTTTCAATCATCAACCAAATCAAAGAAAGACCGAGCCCATCGAAATAAAGTACGTCGAAAAGCTACTAGAGATGGCCGAGTAAAGAAGGGAGATGGTAAAGATATTGATCATAAGGATGGTAATCCTAGAAACAATTCTTCAAAGAATCTTCGTGTAATTTCCAAGTCTACTAATAGAGGTAAGCATTGACAATTTTTATTTTTATCAGTACAATGTTATTGTTGGTTAGTTCAATCTATGCAATGTTTAGTTATATTTGGAGTAACGATGACTGAAGCAGTTTACTTTATGCGCCAAGTAAACGAGTTTATAGCTTCTAATCCAAATCATCCAATTGTTGTTGATTACAACCGTGGCGAAATTGGTTTAGGTTATATTATTCGACACTGGCAGGAGATTTACGATGAGAATTATTCAAATATGTGGAAAGGGCAGAGTAGGTAAAACTACTCTTGCTCAGTTAATTGCAAAGTATTCATTTGACTTAGGGTATAATCCTGTATTATTGCCTTTTGCAGATGGTATAAAGAAGGCTGCTGAGTTAGAGGGTCTATCAAAAGATAAAGACTCAAAGAAGTATCGTCAATTTTGTCAGAAACTAGGTGAATCAAAACGTAAAAATGATCAAGATTACTGGATTGTTAAATCATTTGAAACAATTCAAGAGTACATGATCAAAGAAATTGATAATAAAAAAGCCAATAAGAAACACTATGAGTATATTATTATTCAAGACGATACTCGTTATATGAATGAAATTACTTTTGGTAGAGACTTAGCCGCTACACAGATTTTTGTATCGCAAGGTCTTAGAGAATTACCAGAACATAAAGCAGATTGGAGAACACACGAAAGTGAAGTTCTCAGTAATAATGTAGAAGATAGTCTTGATTCTGAAAATTCAAACTATACCGATCTGTTTGATTTTATTGTTATTAATGATGATTCTTTATCAGAATTAGAAACCATTGTAAAGCAATCAATAACAACTTGGCTTGATGCTGGTTATTTAGAATTAGAGGAATACATTGAAGAAACCAATTGAAGCAATTCTTGATGGAGATATTATTGCTTATCGTGCTGCTTTTTGGGCTGATCAGGAAGGTGTAGATAATCTACCTGAACGAATTCAGGAAGACTTAAAGAACTGGAAACCAAGTGGTATAGATCAGGTCTATATTGCAATGTCCTGTCCACGGTCTAATAATTTTAGACGAATCTTCTGGCCTGAGTATAAGAAACATAGAGAAGATTTTAAGTCACCAGATTCAATGCAATATGCTTTAGAAGAAATTTATAATTCTGGAATGGTAACTAGATGCGTTAATAGACTAGAAGCTGATGATCTTATTGGAATGATGGTATCTTCTGGTCAAGCAATTGGGGTTACTGTAGACAAAGATTTAAGACAAGTTCCTGGGTGGCATTGGAATCCAGATAAGGAATCAGAGCCATTTGAAGTAACTGAAGACGATGCAGATAAGTACTTTTATCAACAGTGGATGACTGGAGATACTACTGATAATGTATGGGGATTATGGAAGATTGGTCCAGCAAGGGCTAAAAAGATTCTAGATAAGACACCCAAAGAAGATTGGGATAAGGTTATTATGGAGATGTATCAGGAAGAAGATTGGGCTAAAAGGCCAGAAGAAAAGCGTCCACTTGATATGTATCGTAAAGAATTTGCACTAGCTCAAGCTAGATGTGTTCGTATTCTCCGTCATGGAGATTATAATAAAGAATTGTGTACTATTAACCTGTGGTGTCCAAATAACCACGGAGTTAGAAACATTTTGGATTTAGATAAGGGAGTTATACATGAGCAAGATATTTGAAGACTTTGTAGCAGTAGATAAGTATTGCCGTTGGTTGCCTGAGCAAAACCGTAGAGAAACCTGGAATGAGGCAGTTGATAGGTATTTTGATTACTTAATCAATCGACTAGATTTGTCTAGTAAAATTCCACTAGAAGAGATGAAAGAGATTGGAATGGCTAGGCAAATGATGAAAGATCGTCAAGTATTTGGGTCTATGCGGGCTCTTATGACGGCTGGTCCTGCTTTGGACAAAGACGATGTAGCAGCATATAACTGTTGTTATATTGCCGTTAAATCTACACAAGACTTAGCTAATATTCTTTATACTTTAGCTTGTGGAACTGGAGTTGGTTTTTCTGTAGAAAAGAAGAATATCAATAACTTTCCAGCAGTCCATGATACCATTGTCAAGACCGATAATGTAATTGTTGTAGAGGATTCCCGTGAGGGTTGGGCAAATGCCTATAAGTGTTTTATTGACGAACTGTTCAATGGTAAGCATTTTACTGTGGACGTAAGTAAAATAAGACCAAATGGTGCTCGGCTTAAGACTTTTGGTGGTCGTGCTTCTGGCCCAGAACCATTTATTAGGTTGATTAAGTTTACTGCTAATGTGTTCTATGAAGCCAGAGGACGTAAACTTAAGTCTATTGAAGTCCATGATCTTGTTTGTCAGATTGCTGATTCAATTATTTCTGGCGGTGTTCGTCGTTCAGCTCTAATTAGTCTTTCTGACCTATCCGATTATGAGATGGCACATGCTAAAAGTGGCCCCTGGTGGGAAAAGGAAAGCCATCGTGCATTAGCAAATAACTCTGCAGTCTATGAATCAAAGCCTGATATGGGTTCGTTTATGCATGAATGGTCTTCTTTATACAATTCTCGTTCAGGTGAACGTGGTATTTGTAATAGAGAAGCCATGCGTAAGATAGCTGAAAGAGCTGGGCGAAAGGTTGATTATGATTTTGGTACTAATCCATGTTCAGAGATTATTCTAAGACCTAATCAATTCTGCAATCTTTCTACTATTGCCGTAAGACCAGAAGACCAAGCACCACAGTTAATTGATAAGATCAGAATGGCAACAATCTTAGGAACTTTGCAATCTGCTCTTACTAATTTTACATATTTTAAAGATACTTCTCCAGAATTCCAAGCTAATTGTGAAGAAGAAAGATTACTTGGTGTATCCATGACTGGTATATTTGATAATAATTTAACCAATGGTGGACATGGCCCAGAAGAATTGCAAAAACTACTTAATGCTCTTAGATTCATTGCTCGTAAAACAAACGATAAATGGTCAGACTATCTTGGCATCAATCCATCCAAGTCTATTACCTGTATTAAACCAGAAGGAACTACTAGCTGTGTTGCTGGTACTGCCTCTGGGTTACATCCAAGATTTAGTAAGTTCTATATTAGACGCATTAGGATGGATAAGAATTCACCTATGGCAAAGTTTATGATTGATTCAAACATTCCACATGAGCCATGTGTAATGAAACCAGAACATACCCTAGTATTTTCTTTTCCAATTAAAGCAGACTTTGGTATTACAGAAAATCAAATCAATGCAATTGGACACCTTAATTTGTGGTTAGCATATCAAGTATGGTATTGTGATCATAAACCTAGTATTACTGTAAACTATACTGATAATGACTTCCTTCATATTGGTGGTTGGCTATGGGGACATTGGGATTTTGTATCTGGTATTTCATTCTTACCAAAGAATAACCATGTATATCAGCAAGCACCTTTTGAATCAATCTCAGAAGAACAGTATGATAAGTTAAATATTGCTATGCCTAGTGATGTTGATTTTAGTCTTCTTTCAAAGTATGAAACAGAAGATACTACAACTAATAGTCGAACATTAGCTTGTACAGCTAATGGTTGTGAAATAACCTAAGGAGTTAAATATGTCAACTATGTATGTTCAATCTGAATATGATATGGATAAGGCGTTAGCCGAAACTATTAAACTAGTTAAGCTAAAACATTGTTCATTGAATATTGGATTCAATAACATGCATATGGTAGAAATTTTTTTGGACAATCTGCATTATGAATTAATTCAAAATAAGATTATACCAGAAGAAAAAGATTTTCAATTAAATATAATGGTGAAAGCAAATGAACAAACTTGAAATACTTTTAAAGAGGTGGAAGGAGGGGTCTATCAAAGACCCCGACCTTTCGCTATGTCTATCGTTTATAAATGGAATTAAAAATGAAAGAAGAACTGAGAATATCGAAAGAACTGATCCAGTATCTGGAGAAGACAATACTACTAAACCCAAACGATTTAAAGTTAAAGGATTATGATCGAGGTGTAAAAGCTGGTCAATTAGAGATTATTGCTAAACTCAAAGTTCTTTTTGAACAACAAGAAAGGAAGCGTTAACATGGGAGGTAAATCTTCTGGTGGTCCATCAATCAACTATAGACAACAAATGCGTGAACAAGAAAAACTCATGGAACGTCAAATGGCTTTACAACAACAATATCAGAGAGAAGCTGAAGAGAGGTTCCGTACTGAACAGGCAAGACAAAAGCAAGAAGAGTATCTAAGAAGAACTGAAGCTGCAAGTAATAAAGAAGTTCAACGGGTATCTCAAGAAAAACAAGAAGCAGCTGTATTTAGAGAAATGACTGGCCAAACCAAACAAGAATCAAGTGACTTTGGTGGTGGATTTAATCTTGATATGCCAACAATAGAAAGACCTGGATACGAACAAGAAGATCGTCCATTGTGATAATAAGGAGAGACAATGAATTCTGAAAAAACCATTAAAGATAGGTGGTGGACTCTTAATGCAAAAAGAGAATCCAAACTTAATAAATCAAGAGCTTGTTCAGCTCTTACTGTTCCTACAATACTACCATATCAATCTTTAACTGGAGAAGATAATCTTTTTCAGACTTATTCATCTGTTCAATCTAGAGGAGTTACTTCACTTGCCAGTAAAATCCTTAGTGTACTTATTCCTTTAAATGATACACCATTCTTTACCTTTGGATTAAAAAATGGTAGAGAACCTACTGCAGAAATATCAGAATATCTTAGTAAGTTATCATTCCAAGTATATAGAAAACTTATTTCAAACAATTTAAGAGAGATATCGTATTTAGCTATGCAACATTTAATTGTTGTTGGCGATGCTCTTATTGTAATGGAAAATGATTTTTCATTTAGGCTTATAAGACTTGATCAGTTTGTTGTTAGACGCGATGTTAATGGAGTAATTAAAGAATTTATTTATCTAGAGTTTATATCACCAAGTAATGAGGAGCCAGCCAGTGCCTATGATTTCTTATCGGGTGAAGAAAAACAAACAGGTTTTAAAACGGTATATATTAGAGTCTCAAAAACAGAAGACGATAAGTGGGAAGTTGAAAAAGAATTGGATGGTCAAATTATCGACCGAGGTTATTATACTGTTTTACCTTATATTATTTTGCGCTGGGCTAGTGTTGCTGGGGAAGATTATGGTAGATCACATGTTGAGGATATTTACTCAGACATTAGAACCTTAGAGTCCTATAGTCGGGCTATGATTCAAGGAATGGCTGCTGGTTCTACCTTCTTTATGGGAGTAGATCCTGCAGGAATTACTGAAATAGATGATTTGTCAGGAGCTCAGAATGGTCAATGGGTTGGTGCTAGAAAAGCAGATGTGTTTGTAATTACTCCAGGTGAAACTATTAATCCACAATTACAAGCATGTGCTTCTGCTGTAGATACAATGCGTAAAGAAGTAGGACAAGGATTTTTACTACAGACTGCCGCTATGCCAACAGGAGATCGTGTAACAGCTACGGCTGTAAGGGCTGTAGGAAATGAGTTAGAAACAATTCTAGGTGGCACATTCTCTTCTATTGCTAGAGATTTTATGGTTCCAATTATTAGACGTACTATTTATTTAATGATTGAGAATAATGAAATTGATCAACGAATGGCAGATCAGTTTGACGAAGAAAATGGTATTCTTAATATAGAGATTTTAACTGGACTTCAATCCCTTAGTCGTGAATCCGATATTACTAAACTTCTACAGATGGGTGAAATGGTTCGCAATCTTCCACCAGAAGCCGCTTCTTCTTTTAAGTGGGAATCTTATGCTAGAGCCTTAATTACATCCATGGGATTTGACGCAAATAACTGGGTACGAAGTGCTGAAGAAATCAAACAAGAAAAAATGGAAATGGCAAAAGCCCAACAACAAATGGAAATGCAAAAAATGTTTGCTGGTGCTGCAGCCAATGCTATGGGTGGTGCTGCTCAACAAGATTTATTACAAACTGGAGGGGCAAATATACCACCAGAAATTCAAGACCAAGTTATGGGATTAATTGGAGGACAACCAAATGGCTAAAAGACCAGATAAGAAATCAATGCCTTGTAATAAACCTAGACCATCAACATCTCCTGGTAAGAAAAAGATGGTTAAAGCATGTGCTAATGGACAAGAAAAGATTATTCATTTTGGAGCAACAGGTTATGGTCACAACTATAGTTCGGAAGCTCGTAAATCTTTCAAAGCTAGGCATAACTGCGACTCTGCAGATAATAAACTAACAGCTAGATACTGGGCCTGTAAGAATCTTTGGGCTGGGCCTGGAGGATCTAAAAAAAGTTGTCCTAAGGGTAGAAAGTGTAAAGGATAATGGATAGAAAACAATCTGCATTTGCAAGAAGATTAAATAAAAACTTAGAAACTTTTACTGGAAGTGTAGATAATTCTACTAATAAAACTTTATCATCTCATATTCTATATTCTTCTCAAAATTTTTCTGATATTTCTAATAAACTACAATCAGTAAGTCTTTCTACTGTTAGTAATTATTCTGAATTTATGGTTGAAAAAGACCTAAGTAATCCTTTATCGTGGGAAAGTAGAATTACAGATCTTGAGAATAATCCAAGTGGTGGGGGTGGAATAGATCCAACAGATCCAGATCAACCAATTATTCTATGGGATAACTTTATTAATCAAAGCAATGGTGATGAGTCAGGTACTGTAACTCCTTATCCGTTATTTGGAGGACCACGACCAACCTCCAGTCAATTACTTACTCCAACATTTTTACAGGTATTTGAAGCTAACTCAGAAACAAATCATATTGGTGTTGTAGAGATAAAACTACCAGCTGGAAATGGATATGGTTATCTTTCTTTAGTTAATGATCCTTCAACGGATTCTTTCACCTTTAGTGATTTTAATACTACTTATTTTATAATTAAACTACTTCCATATAATGATGATTATGAAATTAAATTAGGATTATTTGATAATGTAGATTCATATACTGAAGGTATCTTTTTCCGTATAACACAAGATGTTACGGGAATTAAAATTTATACTAGGGTTGAAGACACTTCTGGAGTATTCTCTAATCAATATGCAACACTTACAACCAATACATGGTATATTTTAAAGATTCAAAAAAAATCTTCTAGTAGTGTTGGATTTACTATGGACGGTGGAGCTGAAGATGTTATTATTTCAAATATACCAACTTCACATTTAACTAGTGGTATTAATATTTAAAATAATAATACTAATAATCCCC